AGTGCTAGACTTGCTAGAATAAACTTCTTCATGACTTCTTTCCCATTGTAGCTTTAATCATCCAGTTTAGCTTAGACTGTGCTGTAATTCTGTCTTGTAGATAGTTAGAAAGACCGTATGCTTTCTGCTCTTCGGCTAGTTCATATGCTTCTGTAACAGTATTCATTAGATTCTCATTACAAGTCAATAGATTTCCTAACATCTTTTCCGCAGTAGGTACTTTCTCATCTTCTTCGATTATAGACAATTCTTTCATTCTTGTCAATGTCTGTGGTGCAAAAGCATCTAGCTGACGGATATGTTCCGCAAGTTCATCTACAGCACCTTGATAATCTTCATATATCTTACCGAAGAAATCGTGTAATTGAGGAAAATCAGAACCGATTACGTTCCAGTGATAAGCCTGTGCTTTTAGTCCAGCCGCAAAAGTTGAAGCCAGAACAACCTTCATCTTTTCAATCAGTTCTTCCATTTCAGTCTCCTATTGTTATGGTCTTATTTATTGTTTTCGTAAACACCGTTATACTGCTGAGTAACACGGACAAATGTGGTGCATTTACTGAGTTGTTTTAGAGTGGAAGCACCGACATAGGTACAAGTTGAGCGCAAACCACCGAGAATATCTTGAACGGTATCGGACACGCTACCTTTATATGGAATCAATACTTCACGCCCTTCTGATGCACGATAGTCTTTGAGACCACCAAAATGCTTTTCATTAGCCGCTTGTGAACTCATACCATAAAACTTCACACCAACTATGATAGGTTCATCGTCTTTGAATACAGGTTCACCACCACCTTCATCATGACCAGCTAACATACCGCCAAGCATAACAAAGTCTGCGCCAGCACCAAATGCTTTTGCTACATCACCAGAACTAGTGCAGCCGCCGTCAGCAATGATGTGACCTCCAAGACCGTGGGCAGCATCGGCGCATTCGATGATTGCTGATAGTTGGGGATAGCCAACGCCAGTTTTGATGCGAGTAGTGCAAACAGAACCAGGCCCAATACCGACTTTAACAATGTCCGCACCATTGAGAATCAACTCCTCTGTCATTTCGCGTGTTACAACATTACCAGCAATGATGACAATGTTAGGAAACAGAGAACGCAGATTTCTTACAACTTCAACAAATCGTTCAGTATAACCATTGGCAACATCAACACAAACATATTTAATCTCGCCTTTTGTTCGGTACCAAACTTGATTGAACTTTTGCCAATCTTCGTTTGAAATGCCCATGCTATAAGCCCAGTAATTCTTAATGAGATTACCGCCGTAATTAATCCAATCAATCAGTGCTTCTTCTGAATAGTTCTTAGCAAGACAGGTAAACAATCCCTGCTTATGCAAAGTTTCCGCCATTGTAAATGTGCCAACACCATCCATGTTAGCAGCCATAATAGGAATGCCATGGTAGTCGCTGACTAATGAACTATCGGGAAAAGTTGGTTCGAAGTTTCTGAAATTGAACCTACGATATAGATCCACATCTTTACGAGAGGTCAGAGTGCTTCTCTTAGGTCTAAAAAGAACATCTTTAAAGTCTAACTTGATATCATTTTCAATACGCATATTAACTCCATAAATTGGCGGAACGGGTGAGATTCGAACTCACGGAACTATTTCTAGTTCGGTCATTTAGCAAACGACTGCGATAGGCCACTCTGCCACCGCTCCTTATTACATATACTTCTTAATCATGATTGGACCAAATCGCCAGTATTCATATGGTGCGGCACCATAAAGATAACCGCCACCATTGAATCTGAAACCACTGCCGAAAAGTTTACCTTTCCAACCAACCCAATTCACAAATACTTTACCAAATTTTTTAGCCAATGTCAACTCGCCATTCTTTAACATCTGTATCACCTTCACGGCGAACAGAAACAGTGCGACCATCATTCAGCATGAAATCAACACCTGTGTTTTCATCTAATGCTCTTGAGTAATAGAAACCATCTGTTGACTGAAATCTGAAAAATGGACAACCAACAGTAGGATTATATACCGAAGCAACCAATCCATCACCAATATTATCACCACGAGAAGTTACCTGTTGACAACGAGCATATACATCCATCTCGAACAAACTATCGATACCTTGTAGAATGTCTTGAAGCCAGTCAAGGCTAAAGCTAACATCATCAGCACCAGTCAATTCTGGGAAGTTTCTTACATCTGTATTCTTGTCGATTGTCGATGAAGTCTTAGTCTGCGGATCTGGTGTTGCCATACGAACACTATAGATTGTTGAATCTGGCCAATCTGGATTGTTACGAATGACAAGTCTCGAATCTTTTCGAAGCCATGCTGTCCATCTATTAAATAATGTGATTAATAAGTTCATGCTACTCTCCTTGAGATAATATCTTTTAGTCTGTCTGCACAATACGAAGCTGCCCACGCATCTGGCTTGACCATAGGCACAACATTACACATACCACGAATATAACCAGTTGCTTCCTGTATTACACAAGATGAACCATGCTTTTGATTTGGATTAATATCAAGATGGATTTCTACTTCTCTATCTTCAAGAACATCAGCTAAATCTAGATAGAGTTGTGCAGTTTTCATCACTTCATTCATCAGTCGCATACGAGGCTTATCTTTTTGCTGGTCATAGTCTCTTTCACGTATCACTTCGCCAAAGACGCGACAGCCGCGGTTACCATCAATGTGGACAACAACGACATTGGTATAATCAGCATGCCATACGCCATCAATACAGAGGCGTTCCGAGTCGCCGCCGATATAGATTCGAGTTGATGGGGATTGAGATTGAATGAATGATTTGACTTCATCAAGGTCTATCTTTTTTCTTTGCATGTTCAATGCGCTTTCGTAATTCTGAGGAACTATAACCATGGTCACGTTTGTTGAAATAATATTCCATACTTTTTAGATGATGCCCTGTAAATGGCTTGTCTTTGTATTCAGCACCTAAGATACGAATGTCTATCGGCAACATACAAAGCAAATCAAATAGTTCACCTTCAGTATTATATATTATAATCTCATCAACATACTTACATGCACGAACCTGTAACTGTCTTTCAATGATATTTTGCACAGGTTTGTTTTTATCTGGACGGTCAATTGAAGGATCCGTTTGAATACCTACAATCAACCAATCGCATTGATTCTTGGCTTCTTCTAACATTGCAACATGCCCTGCATGGAACAAATCGAATGTAGAACATGTGAAGCCTATAATCTTATTTTTCATTGTTAGTTTCCTCATAATAAATGGTGCGCTAGGGGAGACTCGAACTCCCAAAACTTAGTTTCTAAGACTAATATGTATACCAATTCCATCACCAGCGCAATATTGGTAGGCGATGAGAGATTCGAACTCCCGACATCCTGCGTGTAAAGCAGGAGCAACTACCGCTGTGCTAATCGCCCGTATTACTGGAGCGGAAGATGGGATTCGAACCCACGACAACTTGCTTGGCAAGCAAGGACTCTACCACTGAGCTACCTCCGCATAATCAACAAGATTAGACTTGAATTGTTTCCAAACCGAACGCCAGTTGAATTTATCTTTGGCTATACTAGCGCACTTTTCACGGTCTGTCAAGAGTGCTTTCTGTATAGCCTTATATATGTTGTCATCCACAGCACCAAAATTATCATCAATGATATCTATTGGACCTTGAACAGGATAAGCGGCTACAGGAGTTCCGTTGCATAACGCTTCTATGATGACAAGACCATATGTATCTTTTCTGCTTGTAAAGACAAAACAATCTGCTTTATGATACTCTTTTGCTAACTTCTGCCCATGTAATGCACCTGTAAATCTTACATGCGGATATTTCTTTTTCAAATCTTCTAGTATTGGCCCATCACCAACAAGAACCAAATCAAACTTTGTATGGTCTAACTCACAGAATGCTTCAAGATTTTTTTCTTTCGACACTCGACCAACAGATAGCAGAACAGGTTTGTCACTTCTTTTGATATGTGTATTATGGTCGATTATCTTTTCCACATTTACACCACGAGACAGATATTTTATCTCTGCTTTAACACCAATCTTGATTAGATAATCTGCAATAGATTTTGTTGTAACCATAACTTGACCATGCTCGTGAAACCAACGAACATATGCTCTTGTTATCCATTTTGGAATATGTAATATATCTTTTGCAATATCATCCCACTGAGTATGATATGCAGTTGTATAAACTTCTTTTCTGAATGCTATTCTTGCTAACAGACCGAGTGGTCCTTCTGTCGCAACATGAAGATGGTCTGGATTAAAATCACGAATCATCTTAATCATACCAAAAGGTATTGCAAGAAAGATTTCTGGATATTTTGGTGCTGATATTGTTTTGAAGAGCAATGGGTGTATAACAAGAACTTCCCAACCATCGATTTTGGCTTGCTTGACAATATTATCAAGAGTTGTTACTACACCATTAATTTGAGGAAACCATGCATCTGTTACGATGCAGAGTTTTGTTGGTTTTTCCATACTATTATTTCCCATGTACCGTCTAGATGTTCTACTAGTGCGGTGCAAGATTCAACCCAATCACCACAATTCATATAAACCACATCATCAATCTTGCGTATATTGGCATGATGTATATGACCACAAATAATTCCATTCGCCTCTTTAGATTTAGCATAAGCTGATAGATTTTGTTCATAGTTGCCTATAAAGTTAACTGCTTCTTTGACTTTATACTTTAACCATGCACTGACTGACCAGTAAGGTAGTCCAAACCAAGACCTTATCTTTGATACGATTATGTTGAGACTTATTGACACATCATATGCCCATGCACCAAGATGGCTGAGCCATTTTATATTATTAATGACGGCATCAAACTCGTCCCCATGCATGACGATATATTTTTTGCCGTCAACACCAATGTGGGTGTCGTTTCTAAGTAATTCGACATTCCCAAATTGGTGTTCACCGAATGCTCGTAAAAATTCATCGTGATTGCCTGGAATATAAATGACACGAGTATTTTTACGGGCGCGGCGTAGAAACTTTTGTATTACATCATTATGGTCTTGAGGCCAATAAAAAGAACGACCGAGTGACCAGCCGTCTATGATATCACCAACAAGATACAGTTTTTCACATTCAAATGATTTTAGAAACTCAAGCAATAAATTGGCCTGAGACATTTTTGTTCCTAAATGAACGTCTGATATGAATACTGTTTTATATTGCTTCATGCATGTATTTATAATCTGTATGGTGCCCAAGGATGGAATCAAACCATCTACCTAATGCTTATGAGACATTCGTTCTATCAATGAACTACTTGGGCAAATTGGCGGAGGTACAAGGAATCGAACCATCAACCTTGCGGTGGCAGGCTTTTCAAGAGCCTTTGAGCACCTTGCTCGCATACCTCCATAAACTGGTGCTGGATGAGAGACTCGAACTCCCGATGTTTGTATCCCGCCTTACAAAAGCGGTGCAGTCGCCACTGTGCCAATCCAGCTAAATGCTATTTCTTCTTTTTCGAACAGGAATGTTTCTCTCTTTCAGTATTCTGGAAAAGTAACCATTACCAGCTCTAACTCCTACTAAACCAAAATGTTTCAGTGTCTTGTCTATAGATTTGATATTCTGATAATATATAATCATATCTTCAAGATTTTCATCAATCTTTTTTATGTTTCCATTCTTATCATTCTTTTTACATATATCAGAACAGTATATCTCTAATTTTTTTCTTTCAAAAGTTGAACCGCAAGTTTTACATTTCACATTATACAATTCAAAATTTTGTATTCGACCTTCTTTCCAACCTTCAGGTAAAGATTCGATTTTTTTTATTTTCTTATTCTTCTTTAAGTCTTTATTATGTATCCATCTAGAACCAAGATTTATATTTTTTTGATCCTCACTTCGCATGGCCGAAAACTTTCTTCTCAACCATCCATATAGTTTATTTGACGGTCTTTTAGGAATCATCATCATTGCCGCATGTATCAGTTTTTTATTGTCTGGATACATTTTGACCAATAACTGATGGGCCAAATAATGTTCTTCAGGTGTTAAATCAACTAAATTATCAGAACTATCGTCACCACCTAAACATCTTGGTATGATATGATGCGACTCAGCATACTCAGATATATTTCTAAATTTGGCTCTTATGACCAATAATTCATAGTGCTTTTTATAATCCATTATAAACTCTTTTGTAAACTACATATACTTCTATTTATAATTTACAAATTTTCAACGATGTTACGATTCTCTGTTGCGCTTCTACGAGAGGCGTGAGAATCATATATTGGCTCCGTGGGCTGGATTCGAACCAGCGACCAATTGATTAACAGTCAACTGCGCTACCACTGCGCCACCACGGAATAATTTCGTATGATGAGAAGCGGAGCAATGCTCTATTAGCCTAGGGTATAAAAAGTGAGCGAATGATACCGAAGGACGCTTTCTCATCATGTTTATATATTACTACTTATTCGCATATTTGTCAAGTCTTTTTATTTCAACTTTACAAATATCTTCATTTCATGGCATCAGTGCTAGGATTCGAACCCAGACAAAAGGTTTTGGAGACCTTTGTGCTACCGTTACACCACACTGATAGTTTTCTATTTATTTGGTACCGTCTGAGGGATTCGAACCCCCGACAAAGAGATTAAGAGTCTCCTGCTCTACCAACTGAGCTAACGGTCCTTAACTAATCTTCCATGATAATGATGGCTGCATGTATTACGATAACCACCATCTTCTGTGGGCCAACCACAAGAAACTTGATTGAAACATTCGGGTTCATCACACATAGAAAGAACTTTTTTCAATGCTTCAATTTTATTTTCTTTTACGATACGCTTAACTTCATCCATTTGTTCAATATCAAATTCATTTGTGATAGTCATACCGCCAGCAGAATAAAGTGGTACATATGCTTCTGGCCCAAAACCAAAACGGTCATAAATCAATGTGCGAAAAGAACCACCTTCTTGTGCATGGTCGACAATATGTTTGATAGCCCATGCAGTAACAGCAATCTTTACATCATTAGGACATTCATCTGCTAACTGTTTCATTTCTTTATCTGCTTCTGCATATGCTTCTCTTAGTGCATCAAGGACTTCTTTAAAACTATCATTCATTTCGCTTCTCCATAAATTGGTAGACCCAACAGGATTTGAACCTGTAACCTCTCGGTTAAAAGCCGCTTGCTCTACCTATTGAGCTATGGGTCCATATTGGCTGGGGAAGATGGATTCGAACCACCGTTCGCTGAGTCAAAGTCAGATGTCCTACCTGTTAGACGATTCCCCAATAAAATGGTTGGCATTATTTTGAAATAAAACCGTGCCTGTTATTTTTTTGGTGTTGAATTAAATCTTCATTGAATGGTACTGGATTTGTAATTTCCAAATTGCGGAAATGAACTTTTCTGTGACAATGAGAACATAGTAACACGCATTTTTTTGCTTCGGCTACCAATTTTTCCCATTTTGTTATTTTAGATGCTATTCCAAAATCTTTTCCTTCTAGATGATGAAAATCATAGATGATAGCATCATCTTCTATACCACAACAAGCACACTTTGAACCAAATCCTTCAACGAGTTTGATTTTTGTGTTTTTGCGCCATTCTTTTATTCTTTCATAATTAGGCATTCTTTACTCCTTAGATTATCGGTTATCACCTATTTATAATCGAAAGAGTATTTTTTCTGGTTGTCCTACTTGGTTACGATCCAAGGTCTACCGCTTATCAGGCGATTGCTCTCCCATTGAGCTATAGGACAATAAAAATGGTGTGAACGGTAGGACTCGAACCTACGAAGTCATAGACGAGGGGTTTACAGCCCCTACCCTTTGCCACTCGGGTCACATTCACATTGAATTAGTGAAGGTTCCCTAGCGCACTCAGGTCACCTACAACCCATCAACTCAAAAATTCTTTGAAGGTTCCACAACGAGTCACCTACAATCACACTTGGTGGACCTTCAGAGAATCGAACTCTGGCTTTCGCCGTGCAAGGGCGACATGCTACCACTATCATCAAAGGCCCGAACTAATAAGATAAGACGCTCTCAGATTTATGTGAGATACTTAATGCCGGCATGCGATTACCGGAATGTTCTTGTGATTTCGCATATCACTACCGTCTTATCTTAACTTGGTCGGGGAGACAGGATTCGAACCTGCGACCTACTGACTCCAAATCAGCCACGCTACCAGACTGCGCTACTCCCCGAATAAGGAACCAACAATGTCAATCAGCCAAAAAGAAACCCCGAAACTTTCGCTTCGAGGTTTTGTAAACTTAAAATGTAACTTCGTGTTACATCGTCACAAAACCCCACACATCGCCCTCCCATGATGGGTGACGTTGTGTTTTAGGCTCACTAATATTATAAAGGCACGAAGTCGTCATTTGTTTTCCTCTTTATTGTATTCTATTTATAACACATTCATCGGGAATTGTCAAGTGGTTTAGATATTTTTTTCAATGTATATTTCAACCACTGCCCTGTTCTGTATGCTTCATATAGAAACTTTACACCGTGTAAGTCAGGATGCTTTCGTATCCACATACCTGTGTCGGGTTCGAACTCTTCTGCAAAGAACTTATCTAATACATCGTGTCCAGTTTTCATATTCGGATTAATCTGTCGTGATAACTCATCAAAGGTCGCATCATCAACAAGACTATCGTTTTCATATTCATAAGCATAAGCATAAAGAGAAATGGATATTCTCCGCTTACGTTCTTTCTCAACTTCACTTCCCCAATCGGACATTTTATAACTCGTAGATATATTTGTAAGGTTTATACCAGCCTTTTTCTTCCAAGATATTAAACAAACCTTCTTCAACTTCAAGAACAGGTATATTTCTATATCTCAACAAGACCGCTCTGGCTTTTTTAGGATAATCAACATTGATTGTTATAGTGGGTTTATTATTCGTGCAAGTCACTGTCCCATCATTTAATGCCAAAGCAACTCTGGCCTCAGTATAGTTATTCAATTGATATTTGTCAAGCGTCCATTTTAACTTTATATTGCTACCTGTCGAACAAGATTGTTTTACAGCGGAACTAACAACTTTTGAATTGAGAAAAAAACTACCGTTGCCGATTTGATTTTTACCATTTGCTGTCATCAGTCCTATATGTTCTTTAGCAACTTCTGGTAGAAAAGGATATGCAATGATAGGCATGATAATACCTAATGCATATATTTCTACCAAGTCATAATCAGAAAATGATTTCTGATTGTTAAGCATATTCAATCTAACATATCCATATGTCATCAATAGAGACAACACAAGCAGAATACGAAACATCATATACTCCAGTTTTGGTAGAGGCGGCAGGATTCGAACCTGCGGTAACACCGTTATGAGCGGCGGGCCTTAACCACTTGGCTACACCTCCGAAACTTGGTGTCCCCTGCCAGACTCGAACTGGCACTCCGAAGAAACGAGTTTTAAGCCCGTCGCGGCTACCTATTACGCCAAGGGGACTGGCGGTCTCAGCAGGATTCGAACCTGCAACAACCCGCTTAGAAGGCGGATGCTCTATCCAGTTGAACTATGAGACCTTACTTGAACATCTTTTCAGGAAAGCAAACATGAGTACCATACTGACCAGCAAAAAACTGACCACCTTGCACCTCACACACTTCCTTAAGACCTGCTAATCGCTCATATTCTACACCAGCGGCATAGAGCGATGAGAAAACCAAATATATGAAGAATGCGACACTCGCATACCAAAAGATATTGAGAACTAAACTGACTTTATCCTGCATAATCATACCTCACTGACATTATCTATATATTATACTCAAACAGGCAATTTGTCAAGACAGAATATATTTTTCTGCAAACTTCTTTTTATTCTGCTTCCAATTCTTGATGCCACGATACATACGATAAAGGCCGTATTCGTAACCATACGCTTCGATTTCCCATGGTTGAAGCCAATAGAAGCTGTTGGCGCTATACTTCTTTTCATTGAACCTGACTTTATTTTGACGGCTCAAATCAGCCAACTCACCCTTTGCATATTGCTTAACATGCACCATTTCGTGAGCTAGTGTTTTCAACTGGCTGGCCTTTGACTGCTTTGTGTCCAACTCAATCAGAAACTCACGAGGTTTTACATTATATCCATCATCAACGGACATGCAGAAGCCCTTGACTTTTTTCAAAGGCGCACACTTGATATTAATCTTTAGCAACTTGACGAGACGGGGTGACATAAGCATATCGGACAGAAACTCTATATAGTCTCTGATTTCTGCTTTTGTCAACTTTTCGTTTTGACCGCGAACGCTAATCTTCATGTGCTATTCCTTCTGTTTCCATAAGCGAATAGTTCACCACATATATTTAGCGTGCCAAAGTGTGGTAACAAGTCGCCTCTGAATAAACCTTCATACATTCTTGCATACTGCCATCATCCCGAAGGGCAAATAGGATGAGGGCCGACATTACGATAACGACAATAGATGCTATTACACCGTTCATTTAATATTTTCCTCAATCTCATACAGAATATTACTAAGTTTGACTATCTTTTCCCAAAGAGCATCTGCCAAACCATATTCTTTATTTTCACATGCCACACACCAGTTTTTCTCTAGAAAAATTAGAGCGTCACTGATTTGATTGTATGTCATATTATGCAGCCTTCTGCTGTTGTTTCATCTGTTCAATCATAATGAACTTGGCTATATTGACAAACTTACGTGCCCGTTCAGGATCACGTGCCATAACTTCTTGAGCATCTGACAAGACCGATACTGCGGTCATTGCATGACCCATTCCACGTATCATCCAATCAAACTGATTTTGTATATCATCAACCGACATACCATACATCTGCTGTTCAGCGACCGTCATATTACTTTCTCCCTACGTATTCCATAACGAATGTTTCAGACCCATCAGGGTGCTTATGCGAACGAACAATCACATAACCACGACCTTGTAAATCGCGCAACTTACGACGAACATAATTGGGTTGACCAGTAAAGACCATATTACTTACCTTTCAGACCGAGTGCTTCACATTCAACAGGAAACTTCTGAAAAAGTTCCTTGATTAAGACTTCACGAGCCTCTTGAATACCAGGAACTTCTATAATTTCACTGAGGGCATATAACTGCTCAATGTAATCTTTGAAACCCCAATCTTCTTTACGCATCGTAATCATTCCTCTCTTCTCTATACATATAATATAGTATAGGTAGGTACGGATTACAAGAGTTTTTTTCGCAACCCACCTATGCGCGGAATGCATTGCACCACGAGAATATAGTCTTATAGATGTGATTGAAATCTTACGCTAAGTCAGTTGCTATTTCAAACTGAAACATATCATTAATGTCCATTGGTATCTCAACTTTATTGAGCATGAATGCAGGCGTAAATCCATTAAACGCACCACCCTCTTCCAAGAACTCACAATACTCTTGTGCTTCATCTTCGAATATGAATGTATCGATAATCTGGTCAGTTGACGTTTCGTGAACCACCCAACGAAAATCATTATCTTCTGTTTGAATAGCCATGTAAGAATACTTCATTGAACAACTCCAATTTTGATTGCATATAGAACGTCACCAGTCAAATAGTCTTTATCTTTGATTACACACTTTGGATTATTTCGCATCTTATAATCCAATTCTTTCTTAATTGATTCTCTTAGGTCCTCAATAATTCGTGAATTAAAATCTAAAGGATCTTTTACATCTTCTATTTCTTCTTGTGTTACTCTTTTTTTGGCTGTTAGATATTCAATCTTCGATGTATTGTCAACTATGGTAGTACCAGAAATTCCGCCAATAACAAGGTTGTGCATAACATTCGCATCTATTGTTAATGTTCCATGATTAGATAATCCACCAGCACTAATCTTACCATAAACATTTTCAGCCGGATTAGAATGTGTGTATTGCCCTCTTATTCTAACTTCAAAATCATTATCTTCAAGATACTTTGTGCAGGCTGCAATCTTTTCTTCTTTTGTTTTAGCCTTTTCAAATCTCTTGGATATTTCAATGTCTGCTAAATGTTTCTCAAAAACTTCAAGCATTCTTTTTCTCCCATGCACCATGAGTCACGCACCAATCGTAAATACAATTTTGCTCGGTAATCAATTCGTCGCCTTCACCATATTTGGTAATCATTCTTGCATACCAGTGGTTCCAATAATCATCAAATATTTCTTTTTCAGTTTTTTCTGTAACAATATTATAGTTTGTTTCTTCTGAATATTCATGATAGCAATATGTTTTCATCACGACACCTTCAATTGTTTGAACTTATCTGTTTTACTTTTATTGAAACCGTTCATTGGTTTTATCTGTGATGGTTGCCCACTATCAATCAAATCATCCTGTGCTGATTGTTCAACATCAAATAACTTCATCTTTGCTCTATCAATACCAATAACAAATCTTTTGTTTGTTGTCGGATCATTATAACGATTCTTCAACTGTTTAATCATAAGCTGACCCAAATCTTCAAGTTGTTCGGTCGATATCAAAGCAAACATAAAGTCGGCTGTTGCAGGCAAACCAAACGATTCAGATGTATCTGTCAAATCAACATCTGAGTTAGAATAACCACTTCTTGTTGTCTGTGTAGCAGAAACAAGTGGCACTTCAAACTCAACTGCCAAACCACGAAGTTCTTCTGCAATAGATTTGATATAGGTATATGAATTAACAGAACCGCCCTGTTTCACACGAGATGACATACAGATATTCAGATAATCGATAAAGATAATATCTGGCTTGAATGACCTCTTCAAACTCAATTCATTCAACAAAGATTTGAAGTGGATTGCAGATGCACCAGCAGTAGGATATTCTTTGATAATCAGTTTGCCATTAGTCTTAGATTTGATTGTTTCTGCTTTCTTTTCATACATCATCTTAGGCAATTGCATCAAGTCATCAAATGTAATGTTCATAAGATTGGCATCGATACGCTTTGCAACTTCTTCTTCGGCTAATTCAAGAGTTATATACAAAACATTCTTGCCTTGATTGAGACAAGCGGCTGCCATATGACACATGAACAAAGACTTACCGACACCAGTGCCAGCAAGAGCGATGTTCAGTGTCTTTTTAGGTAGACCATTGTTTGTAATCTTATTAAAGAATTTCAAATCAAATGGAATCTTTTCTTGAACTCTGTGATAATACTCATATCTATCTTCATACTGTTCAAGATAGTCATGCCCAACATTTGGGTCAAATGATACAGATAGTGCATCGGACAATAACTTTGGAATAGCACCCTTTGTCAGACCACCAGTATTATTCTTATCATTCATCACTTCAATAGATTTCATGATGGCATGATAGATGGCTTTCTCTTGACAGAACTTTTCAGTGTTGTCAGTAAGCCAATCGATGTTGGTATCTACATTATCATTCTTTAAGTCTGTGATTGTTTGCTTGATGACTTTTATTTGGTCATCTTTAATTGCAAGATTATCGACTTCGATTTCAAGTGCATCGAATGTGGGTGGTTTATTGTATTTGAGAATAAAGTCCCGCACCTCGCGGTACAGGACTCTATCTTCTTCTGATGTGAAATACTCATCCTTTAGAAAGGGAAGAACTTTGCGAACAAAGTTTTCATTCTTCAACAAATTCTTCAGGATCGTCTTTTCTAAGTTCATTATCAGGTGCCTCTATAGATTCAAGTATCATTGCATTCAATATAAGACCGGCGTGTTGCTGAAATCGTTCATCTTTTCTGAGACCGACCATAGTGTGTTCGCCAGTTTCATATAACTCATAATCAAATTTCAGTTTAGCAGAACCGTTTTCTTGTTCCTGAATAGCAACTGTAGTGTATCTTAGTATAACGCCTTTATACGGTCCTGTCAACATTTCGATGGGTACCGTATCTTCTTTCATGTCATCACGAAATTTAAAATCTTCACCTAAAATCATTCTTCATCCTCCACTTCTTCATCTGCTACATTTGATTTACCGTAGAGAAATTCTTTCTTACACGCTTCGTCAATGGCATCAAGAACATCTTGAGTGAAATACTTTTCAGGTGTTTTCTTGATTTGACTCTCAAAGGCTTTTTCACCAGTAGGAAATTCATAACGAGTAGAGACTTTCTTGATGATGCCGAACTTCTCAGCCAAATCTAACAAACCATAATATTGGTCTAGACCTTCTGCATAGTTCAGCCATGTCTCAACTTTCTTATCTTCGATTGTCAGACGAGCTTTCTTGGTATGTGCTGTAATGACTGCACCTGTGCGCCCATCATCATCATCAAGTTGCTTGTCTTTCTTCTTTGAAAGAAACAGAATTGTTGATGCGGCATATTCAAGCCCAGAACCGCCACCCATCTTCTTTGTAGGAACATATGCGCCAACAACATCATAAACGTGATTGGTTACAATGAGAGGAACTTTAGCTTTACCAAGTTTAAGAGTGAGAACACGAAATGCACCACGAACTAATTGCGCTCGTGTCATATCACGGGTATCTTTACCATCCGCAATATCTGCCATTTCTTTATCGGTTGAAAGATTGCCGAGAGAATCAAGAACAAACATCATTGGAGGTCTATCATCTTTACCCTCAAGATATTTGTCAAGAATTTTTACTGCTTGTGTGCGAAATTCTTGTATAGTAGCAACAGGGACAATAGCCACTCGCTTTGTATCAACGTCCCTGTCTGTAAGCATTTGTTTCGAGATTGCTGATTCGGATTCGAAGTAGAACACAAATCCGTTTGCGTTGTCTCTGAGGAATTGTCTGACGATATTGATTGCGTAGAAGGTTTTACCTGTGCTTGGCTCACCTGCAAGTGCTGTGACTTTATTTGCAGGTATACCGCCGTAGATGCTACCACTAAGCAGAGCATTGAGAGAATAAGAACCGGTACCAATAAAGCCCGTAACGTCACCAGCTTCAATACCGTCCTCAACAATTCCTGCGTATTCATTACCTGTTTCCTTCAACAGATTATTAAACATATTAGACATAAGATTCTCCTTATTATGTGATTACCAAGAATCTCCTTGGCATGAGTATATATGTTACGAGAAAAAAGATTCCAGTGAATTTACATGTTCTGTTTTCCAACCAATACTATCAAGAATGATTTTCAACGGTTCTAGAAACGATTTGTCGAATTGTGTATTATGGTCGATGTATTGGTGCAAATCAAACTCTTTTGGCAAAGCGTTTGGAAAAGATATGATGTTCGATTGAATTGTATTAGGCTCTTTGAGATACAAAAACTTAATCTTCTCACCTTCTTTGATAGCTTGATATTTCTTTGAAAGTTTCTTCATCTTGAGAAGATTGTTATAGAGCAAAGCACCTCTCACATGAATAGGTGTGCCTTTACCAAAAACAGTTTTAGAATCTCCAAACTTATCTAGCCCATTTACACCACGAGGGAACGAGATTTCTTCTGCTGGAAGTTGTGAGAACTCTACACGAAAGTCGTCGATGAACTTGATAACATCGGCTTCCATTCCGTTAAAGATAACATCGATAGACTCTTTAAGTTTGATGCGACAAGCCGCGGGTGTTGATGATTTGACCATTTCAAGACCCATAACTTTAATTTTTGGTTTTGCATACTCAACACCTTCGTTATTATACACGTTCATGATATAGCGTTTCTTAGCTGTCCAAATTGCTTTGTCAGCCAAGGCTTCACGCTTCATTATCATTTTTTGAGTAAAAGCATTAACATATCCAGCAAGAGATTGGTAACTTTCGTCAATAACTTGTTGCAACTTATGCTCACAGACCTTGTCAAGGTAGGCGATAATTTGTTTTGTGTCAGCATCGGGATTCTGAGCAACAATAGTCTTGTTGACCAGTTTATCAAGAGTAAGGTACATCGAATCAGTATCACACGCAATTACGTAATCCTCGTTTTCAGTTTTCAGTATCTTATTTAGATACTCGTTCATGTGTTTTTCAATCCAACGAATGGATAACTGACCGGCTGTTGTGATTGCTGTTGCATGACGAATATCAAAGAAACGAAAGAACTCATTACCCAAAGCACCGTAAGCTGAGTTCAAACAAACTTTCTTAGCGAGTTGAAGGTTGTTATATCGTGAAATACGTTTTTCAATCTCAAATCTCTTATCTGGATCTGTTTCAGTTTCAAGTTCTTTCTTGGCTGCAATCGCTTTCTTCTTATATGCAGAACGGTCATTATACATATCTTCCATCATTTTAGGAAGAAAGCCCTGTTTCTTTGTAGAGAAGAACTGCCCGTTTGGTGTCAGTGTGTGGTCTTTCAGCCCCGATAAATCATTCCGCCTAGCAAGTAAGCTATCAACAGAGACCCGATTATGGATAATAGAATTGTGAGTATCGTCATAGTTTTCTGGTTCCAAGAAAGTTTCAGGTGAAATGTTGTATTGCATAATCAAATGTGGATACAGAGAGTTCAAGTCAAATGATGCAACCCAGTTATGCATACCAATAAGAGGGTCTTTGACAAATGCGCCCTCAAACATACTGTCTTTTCTGTTCTTGCTGTTTTGAGGAATTACGATATTGCGTTTCTTAAGTTCATTGAAGATAAGAATATCCCACATGCGAACCTGTGTGAAAGCATCTTCATAGTTTGTCTTGCTGTCATATGCAAGAGTAAGAACCAATTCAATCAGCTTAAGTTTATCATCTAGAAATTCAACAAGTTCAACGTCACGAATGTTATACTCAATAAACTTCTGATAATCGAGTTTATACAACTGGTGCAGATTTTCGTGTTCATCATATGACAGCTTACGTCCAACACCTTCAGCCGCACCGATGCTGTCGAGTTTATATGATTCTTGAGACTTGCCTTCTGGTGCATACTTTTTGTATAGGTCGATATAATCTAGCATCGAAATACCAAGTAGATTATATGTTTTGAACTGACGCCCCATATCAAGATTGACATTACGTTCATTGATAACACCCCAAGGCGAAAGTCTCTTCGCTTCTTGTTCGCCAAGAAGTTTTGTGATGCGATTGACAAGATATGGAATATCGAAAAGTTTTACGTTCCAACCTGTAATGATATCTGGATAATTGCTATTGCCAGACCATTCATCAATAAATCTCTTGATGAGGTCTATCTCATCACGACACTTATAATAAGTCACATCGTTTCTGTCGTTTTGAAATATGCCACAACCAAACACTGTAAAACCCTTACGAGTCTTTACAGTGATAGCTGTGATAGGTTCATCTGCACGGTCTGGTTCAGGAAAACCATTCTCGCTACCAACTTCGATATCGATGTTTGCAACATTGATTTTTGTAATGTCCCAATCGATATCATCTGAAAAGTTTTCAGATATGAAACTGTATTCATGGCGAAGATTACCATAGATATTGAAACCTTCTACGCCTTCGTATTGATTAACAAAATCTCTAGTATCTTTGATGTTTCCTGGTTTAATCTCAGAAACATACTCGCCATGAATTGTTGTGAAGTTTGTTGGCTTCTTAGAGTTTACATACAGAGTTGGATTATAATCTATTCTTTTCTTCTCGTGTGTGCCTGTCATGTAGCCGCCTGCAATACCACGATACAAAATTCTTGAACCATAAACTTGGACGTTTGTATAAAATGCGGACAATTTCCATACCTACTGTTTGATTGGAAATACATAATAGCACAACTATGAGAGAAAGTAAATAAGATTTACGATGGTAAAATAAGTTTGTTCTGAGGCACAACAATATTTGAGAACATCATATTGTATTGTTCAATGAACTCTTTGATTGGTTCAGCTTTTGCAATGATATGTCTGCTGTCAATCGTGATATTCTTCTGAACAGAAAATTCCATCCATGGAGCAAACCCAACATTAGGTGTCTTAGGATCTAATTTATTAGGTATTACAACAATGCGAACAGGATTCTTGATGATGATATCACCACCAATTACACTTGACACAATCTCAGCGAGAATTTCTTCGCCAGTGACAAGTTTCAAAATATGAATGTTATCAGTCATCTTCAATCTCCATGAGATAATCATAAACGCCTAAAGTAATCCACTTCTCAGGAACGAGAGAGACCTTTGCACCACTTTCTGTGGTGTATGTGTAAGCATTATCGTGGTCCATAATCAAACCAAGAAGTTGCCACTTGCTATCGAATGCTCGTTGTTTCAATTCAGTCTTGATAACTTTCACGACCAAACTCCATCTTCAATCAAATCTAATTTTCCCTCATTGTTCAATTTAGTAATACATTCATCACAAATGATACCGAGGGAAAAATAGGCATCATCTCTAACGAAGTATCTACGCATATCAGCCACTCTAGAACCGTAATGACCAACAAGATAGTGGTCGCCTTCTATACTATATATTTCAGATGCACAACCGAAGGCTTGAGTTTTACTGCCTTCAAATACTTCCCATATAGCGGTGTATTCTTTTTTACAGGTATTACACTGTATCATATCTTATTATTACCCTGCTTAATAGGATCCCAAGTGTATGATGTTGTGCTACCACCGATATTCCATTGAATATCAATTGATTTCAAATGTGGTTCTAAATCGGGTGTTGTATTATCAGCCCATACAGTTTCGTAGTTTTTTAATCCTGTAACTTTTGCAGTCGTTGGACAATTTAGACGACCACATGCATAACCTAATGGAATAAGTCTGCCGAGAGAGTCGATGAATGTTACACCGCATACGGGGCAATTCTGTTGCAATGTTGGTGTAACAGGTCTAGTAGGTACAGGAGTCACACCAGCAAGTCTCGCTTCAAGCATGGCTACACGCCCTTCAAGTAAGACTAATCTTTTTTCAAGTTGCATGATATAATCTTCTGTGTCTCTTTCCATTAGTCCCACAATGCCTCAAAATATTTGCCGAAAAGCATAAATGCTTTCTGCTTGCGTTCCATGTATTTCTTGTATTTAGTTCTGTTGAATTTACCCATATTGCGATAAAACTCTTTATAGTTTTCTTCTTCTTCTTTTGTTTTATGTTCAACTGTATATACATAAGTAATTTTTTCATTTGGCTTATATGGGTCATAATAGTTTGAGCGGCCTTCATCAGGATCAACTTTCTGCTCAAACGCCCAAATCATTTCATTGATTACCCAATCCCAACGCTTGAAGTGATTATCATCTGTATCCCATTCATTCTTCTTTTTAGGTGCAGATGTTGAGCGAAGTTCTTTTGGAACATCTTTATCATCAACAAGCGGTGCACCATGCTTATCTTCTTTCAACTGCTTAAGCATAGGAAGAATGATGAGCGCAAGAGTATTATCCATTGACCATGTATCATAGTTATGAATAACAATCTTTTCTTTACGCTTCTGACCAAATTTGTTGACAGTGTTATTCAAAACAAACTGCCAACCATCAAGTGCTTTATCAACCACTTTGTCGAGACGAGTGTAATCTTTCTCGTCAACTTCCCAACCGTATTCGGTGCCATGAAGTTTCTTCAAGTACCAATTTTGAAAACGTGCAACATTCCACCAGTTTGGATATGGCCCAAGATAGACTTTCATATTTTTATGCCTTCTTTTTCTGCTAGATTTTCAACAGCATCACGAAGAACTCTTTTCACACCTTCTGCGGCAAAGAACTGTTTCACATCTTCATCCATGTCCATGATGATGTTAGCAGAACCATCTTCGTTTTCAACTACACGAATAGTTTCAATTTTGCCACCTTTCCAATGAATAGGTTTCTCTTCATACGCTTCATAAGTTTCTTCAAAGATATCTTTTCTGCAAGGATACAATTCACCCTTAACACCCTTGATGAGATAGTCACCCTCGTGGCCTATCATGTGACCTTCGAGAGTTTTGATTGTGATGTGCTTCTTATGAATGTCGGGAAAAATCTTATATTCAGGTTGCATTGCATTATGAACCCAATCAGGATAGTTACCCTGATGTTGCAATTCAAGCAAATCAATCTGCCATGCATCAACTGGAATAGCTTTTTTAATATACTTCATGATTAAGCTCCGAAAAGAGACTTTGTGATTTCTGAACGAGGAACACCATCGCAATAGAAAAATACTTTACCGTTTGTTGTGCCAATTTCCATCTGCGCTTTGTTGGCAATTAGTTGCCCGTTTTCATTACAGCTTTTTTCAGTGTTGTATTCTGGCTTTTGTGGAAAACTTAACTGTGTGTAAACTTTGCCGTCAGCATTAAGAATGACAAGTATTAGAACCCAAATCGTATTCATAATATACCTCAAAGATTGGAGCGGGCAATCGGACTCAAACCGATATCATCAGGTTGGAAACCTGAGGCACAATCTTTATACCATACCCGCGTTTGTATTTAGTCCTTCATCGATTCAACTACAGATACTATATCATGCTTTGGTTGGAATTGCAAGACATTTTTGGATATGTTTTCTTTAGTTGATAAGTTGCGTGGGAGCCAATGTAACCACTGGCTCCCGTAATCAAGAAAGTTTTCACCTCTTAGTCTTTGGCGCAGACTTCTTTCTATTAGTAGTCTTTTTAGCAGTAGGCTTCTTTGCTTTACTAACTGGTGTTGCAGTTTTAACTACAGTTGAAACTTTGTTTGTTTCTGGCTTAGAAGGTGTAGTTCCATATACCCAATCCAAAAACTTAGTTAATATGCTCATTGTTTAGTCTCCTTTTCACTTGTTAAACTTTTCACTGACTTACGTTCTTTATTGCGTTTACGAATCGATTTAACGATTTCACGCTTACGCTCTTCTGATGCGTAGAACCACTCTGTAATTTCTTCTGATGTTCTTCCGCAACCTTTACATACTTTTGGTTCTGCATTATAATCTTCATACTCACATATACTTACGCAAAATGAGCTAGACATTCCCGTATGCTTTCTTCAACTTTTTGTTTCGCTTCCCAACCTAGATTTTTAGCCTTCGTCACATCAGGTAGTCGAATACGAACATCGTCTTGGTATTCTGCTACTGTTTCAAAATTAAGTTTACCCTCTGGTAGAACTTTCATTTCAACAGCAACTTTATATATCAGATTAGCCAGTTCCTTCATTGAGACAGGTTCTGGGTTACCTAGATTATATATATCATTTTTTGTGCTATCTCTGAAAGAATAATCAGCAATGGCACTAGCAACTTCATCAATCCATGTGAAGCATCGAATCTGTTCACCGTTACCAATGATAGGTAAAGGATTCATCTTCTTCTCTACAATGTTCTTGATGAAATCTGCAAACACATGAGACACACCAATCTCTTCTGTTGTGACTTTTTCATATGGTGTGATGATATTAAATGGGCGCCAGATTGTATAGTCTAGACCGTACTGTCTCTGATAAGACTTCGATAATCTTTCACCAACCAACTTAGATAGTCCATAGTCTGTGTAAGGAACAATCGATGTATCAGGCTGAAACTCTTGAACAGCCTCATCTAACCCCTGATAACAAGTTTCATATACCATACTTGATGAAATGTAAACAACACGTTGAACTTTATTCTCAACAGAAGCCTTTAAAATATTAGAATGCAAGGCAACGTCATTACCGAGAATATCAGCGCAATGTGCATTGAAACCACCAACACCATAAATTCTGGCTGCGGCTTGAATAACATAATGTGGTCTTATCTTATCAAAAAGGCCTAAGACATAAGAGTAGTCTGACAAATCACCTTTATAGAATGTGTATCCTTGTGCATGACCAGGTCTTTTACCATATCTCACAAGATTGTCTACACCACTTACGTTATGCCCTTTAGCAATCAGTTTAGGAATAACTGATTGCATCAGACTGCCTTCTGAACCTGTAACGAGAACTCTTTTCATACTAGATATATTCCACTTCTTGTATCTTTACTTCTATCTAAAAACTTCCATGCATCTGCGATAACTGTTCCACCCTCAATTCTATTCATATATGTCTCAAAGAATTTATGAAAGACTGAGTGTGGTGTCATGATAACATATGCATCATAACTATCTATATCATTTGTAGGCCACACATTATCTGGATGTTTGATGTATGGATCGAAGAATGAATATTCAATACCATGTCTCTTGCAAATCTTGGCAAACTTGAAACTCAAACTGTTTCTCTCATCATCACAATTAGCCTTGAATGTTGCGCCCATGATTGCAATCTTGCTAACTGTTGGATTAAGAGAAAGAATTTGCTTGAACATATATTCAGGCATACCTTCATTGATAAGAAACGAAGTCTGAATCAAATCAGCATATGGAACATCAGACAACAAGAACTTACCGTCTTTGAACAAACAAGGACCACCAACATTAGGTCCTGGCAATGGAATATTCAAACGAGGATAATCTTTGTTGGCAGCACGAATAATCTTATGAACATCAACACCCTGATCGGTGCCAATCATATAGAACTCATTAGCCAAAGCAAAGTTAACATAGCGATACATGTTTGTCATCAGCTTCGCCATTTCAGCTTCACGTGGTGTAAGCTGAATGCATTCATAAACAAACGTATCAAAAAAGTCTTTAGCCATCTGATATGACTTATCAGAGAATGCACCAATCAACTGTGGAAACTTACTACTTTCAGTGATACCAACACCTTGTGCTACACGTTCAGGAGCAAAGACAAGATAAAAATCTTTACCTTCTTTCCAGTCACGAGTTTTTTCAATTAGCTTCTTGATAACTTCTGTTGTTCCTGGTGCAACAGTGCTACGAAGGATGATTGTTGTACCACTAACCATCTCATCACAAAGAGTGTATTCGACAAAGTGTAGAATATCATCTAGACGAGGATTGTTTTCAGAATCGACTGGTGTACCAATCATAATGGCTACAACATTACTTTCTGAAATACAGGTCGTGTCATTTGTGAACTGTATCGTATCGTCTTTCAAAGCATTATCAAGATATGATTGCCCATGTTCTTCGATATAAGGAAGAAAACCTTTGCGAAGTTGCTCTAGAACTTGCGTGTTGACATCCAAACCAAAAACGAAATGACCACTATTAGCAACAACCAAAGAAAAAGGGAGTCCAACATGCCCGCCTGCTCCTACAACTGTAACGAAACTCATAAACTATTCCTCACATCTACTGGATAGTCTGTGCAAATACCATACCATTTTTGTAAATCAATGTTGTCGATGAAATTGACTTCAACTGTTTTTCTTTTTGGCAAAACAGCAATGCAATCTTCTGCCACAGTTTGGTCTATACTCTCAACAGCTTTAGGATGAACCCAAATGTTAAAGTTATCCAACATAATACAATCATCTATATCATGAAAGAAAGAATGTATTTTTGGATCATGATACACACTATCTTTCATAAGCATCTGTAAAGCCAACACGTTCTTACAGTGTATATAGATGTCATTCATCTCAGACCAATCAAAGAACTTTTCGACATTGGTTTCATACTGAGGCTTATCATGTCCAAGCCAATACTTTCCTTCATTATACCAAATGTCAAACTCAACAGGAAATCCTAACTTGAGTGCTTCTTCAATTGCTTCTACGGTATTCTCTCTTTCAGGATTAGGACCTGTAAGATTACCTCTATGACTGATTATCTTCATATGCTGTAAATCCGTGCTTTTTGCTGAACCAAGGATACCAATCGATTTCCGATAACTGTCTATTCCAACTATCGATTACTGGACTATTATTATCTAGCAAAACACCCCATTTGTCAAGAAAATGTTTTTGACTATGTGCGAGTGTCGGATTACATTTGTTGATACGTTCAAATTCCCAGTGTTGATTCTCATAACCAGGATTTGCTGTTACCTTCGAATCCCAAGTTGTGATGATATGCTCACTGATACCAGATACATTGTGTCTGAATCCCCAATTGTGGGAATCTTCTACAGAGATTCTGTCTTTATCCCATGTATGATAGACACGCTTGACATATTCAGCATCACCACAATAACAACCGATATATCTTTCATCCCACCAGCCAACTTTCTTCAACACATCTTTACGAATAAAGTGCCATTGGTCACCAGCAGGTCCCCACATGAAGTCATACTTCTGCTTCTGTTCTTCAAACCAAGAACCAAAGTTTGGTGCAATGTCAGTATCATCCTGAATCAGAATAGCTTCATCATCTTCATCGAATGCTTTCATAAGAATCGTATTCCATGACCGAGCGCACCAACTATTACTCTCTGATGAATTGAGTGCGTTTACCACGACTCTATCAACATAGTTCTCATAGTTTTCTTTTGTCAATTGTAATTCTGGATGATTACTAAAGATGTTTGACTTATAACCCTGTTCACCAAAATGTTGAATGAGACGATTGAGTGCGCTCGGTCTATTAAATGTTAAAATCCAAACTTGCATATATCACCTATAGAATCTTAAATCGATTTCTGTTTGACCGGCATGTTCATATAAAGTTTCTACTTTGAATCCGCCGACTTCTTCTAGATACTTTCTTACATCTTCATGAAAGTTATCTGCACCATCATAGTAAGGAGTATTCCATGTGCATTCGCATTGCCCTTCTTTCACATCTTTAATTCGATTGCCTAAAGATTTGATTACGTTGAAATCGTTACCTTGTGCGTCAATATGAAGATAATCGACAGTATCGATATTCCAATTATTCATAAAAGTATCTAGTCGAATTGTCAACACTCTTTGTTTATATGCAAAAGGTACTTGAAATAATGGATGTTTACCTGCTTCTGTATTTTGCAAATCAGAATGCCATTCATAAAGAGAACCAAATCCTTTATCACCTTGCAAAGCTACATTGAAATCTTTAACATCGTTGTGAACATCTATAGCAAATGGAAGAACTATAATTCTAGAATGGTCACGAAACTTATCTACACATTCAGCATACAAAGGCGGAGAAGGTTCGAATGTAAATAATAAACAATCTTCCTTATCCAAACCTAATGTATGTGAACCTGTGTTTGTTCCTACTTCAATTCTTGCGAGCATGAATAAACAACCAGTCTTGTGCCCAATAAGGTGCGTGATACTGACCGTTAAGATTTGCATACTTTTGGTCAACGTTAATAAACTTAAATTGAACATCAGAGAAAATCTTTTCGAGGTCTGATTTCAATGTCGGTAAATCATTTTGATTGATGACCATATCAGCATGCCCGTTTGTAGCTTTTGCATTCCAGAAATCACTATCATAAGAGGCGTGTTCTGTATCATGGCTCCAAACACCAGCAGTTAGTGTAGGATGATATGCAACTTGAATGGACATATGACCGCCAGGCTTCAAGATATTATGAATGCCCTTGAAGATGTTCTCACGAATTGTTTTACAAGGAATGTGTTGAACAGCAATTGTTGAGTAAATAATGTCATATGTATTTTCTGGTGCGCCACCAACATCGATACCAGATGAAACATAGAATGTCGATCCATCATATGTCTGTCTTGCATACTCAATTGCATATTCTGAGATATCGATACCATCAGTCTGCTTGAATAGCTTTCTTGCACGATTGACCATACGACCTGGACCACATCCGAAATCTGCAACAACAGCTTCGCTAAAATCTACAAGTGGTTTACCATCGTTGTCAAAGAACAAACCTTCTTCGTATGGAAACTCTTCATGCCATTCATAGTTGCCTACGATATCAAGAGGCGAACGCATTGGCTTGTTCATAAAACGCTTAGCCATTTGTGCATAAGCAATCATCTGGTCAGTATAGTCATTCTTTGTGTAGAGATGATATGCATAACCATCAACTACTTTCACATTATCTTTAAAGTTTTTCATACTTCACCCTTATAGTTATCTAAGAAATAATTTAAATCTTCTGGTGTGCCGATACCCCACATCTTTGAGATTTCTTTCACACGAATTTTTTTACCGTCTGCAATAGCTTCATTGAAAACTGGGCAAACATAGAACTCGTTATTAACACGAATGTTCTTTGCAATCATCTGTTCAGCATACTTAACATAATCTGAACCATGTTTCCAGAAATACACACCAACTGTTGCATTATCGGAAATAACTTTCTTTTCTGCAACTTCGGATACAAAACCATTAGCATCTAGTTTTGCATATGACCACTTAGGATGTGTAGCTTTGAATGTCAAAATGCCGCCGTCAATAGAGTCAGCGTTGAAAGCATACATGACTTCATTAGAGTTCCATTCTACGAATTGGTCAGAGTTTGCCATAACGAGAGGTTCCTCATTATTAATAAACTCTTTAGCAAGAAGTGTAGTGCAGGCTGCACCTTCTGTCAAGCCATCAACCTGAACTATTTTACAATTTGGCGCAATCAGATTGAGAAGATACTTAAGATTGTATTTCTCATAGTGTTCTTTCTGCACTATGAATATATAGTTTGCTTCCATATTCAGATTGTCTACAACAGTCTGAATCATTGGCTTACTACGAACTTCAATCAATGGTTTTGGAAAAGTATAACCTGCTTGAGAGAAGCGAGAACCTGCACCTGCCATAGGAATCAAGACATTCAGTTTCTTGTCTCTCCACGGAATCTTCTTTTTAGATTTACCTTCAATTTCATCCATAGCCATCTTTATTCTTTCCCATGTTACTTCATGTGTGTTTTCTACAGGCAATAATTTTGCACCACTATCGATTGCGCCCTGACGACCGATGTGACTATCTTCTACAATGATTGTTGTTGATGGAATAGCGTTAACAGCATTCATGCAATTCCAATACATTTCTGGATATGGCTTAGAACGCTTCACATCTTCATTCGTTTGATAGTAATCAACATAGTCCATAATACCAAGACGAAGTAGTGTGACTTTAACAGTTTCACGAATACTGTTAGATGCAACAGCAATCTTATAACCAGACATTCTCAGACTGATACAGATTTCAACTAATTTTACATCTTTCTTTAATTGATTGATGCGAATGATGGTTGCACTCTGTTTTGCTTTCCAAACTTTATCGTGAAAAGATGCAGGAAGATTTTTCTGCTCTGAAAGCAACTTCATCTTTGACTTTGTTGGTAGTCCATCATAAGTGCTGAGATGCTCTTCACGAGAGATGACATACTGTTCACCAATATCATGTAAAGCATCATTCAATGCTTGATAGTGTAGTTCTCTACTATCAATCAAAACACCATCAAGGTCAAATATGACCAGCTTATTGTATTCTGTCGTCATCAGGAAACATCTCCTTCAAATAGTTCACACATTTATCATTCATCTGATATACAAGCCATTTGGCTGGCTTCTGAAGGAAAACATCTGAGAATGGATTGAAATTGAATCTATAACCATTATCAATAACTTCTTCACTCCAAATAATATCTTCGGCTGCTTCACCCCAACCATACTTTTCATCGAAAGGAATTTCTTCAATAATTTTCTTTCTTGTTAGTATATAGCCACCGCTGATATACTGTATGTGACTCAATTCTGATTCAGAGTATGGTAATGCACAAACCCATCTTGGACCATTGTTTTCTTTTGGAGCAATATCCATAAGTTCTTTACCAAGTTCAGGATGTTTTTGTAACACCTGATCCATATACTTCTGATTCACAACCCAATCAGCATGTCTGTTTCCTTCAAATCTATGAACTCGATTAGACAACACATTCCAATTAGGAGTTTTAGAGTTATAGTATTTGAGACCACTATACCAATTATTTCCTAAAAAGTAATAGTCATGAAGTATGCAGACTATATCATATCTGGAGTATTTTGCAAGCAAATTCTTTTTGCGAGTAATCCACGCTCTCTTCACGCTTTCATCAAAATCGACGAACATGACATTCATAACGCCAGTAACATCGATATCACCTTTGTTCTGACCTATAAAAATAATTTCATATTCCGCATCACCGAACTCTTGACTCTTGATGCTGTTGACTAAGCTCTGAACCCAGTTGACGTTATAATCACTTGATAAACAAATGCCAAAAGAAACATTCATTAGACTTCTCTCAATATATCTTCAATATCATTTACGGTTTGTTTGATTGTATGATTAGTCATGGTATAGTTATACGCACTTTGAACTTTTGCGTCTAATGTATCCATTGTTTCTAGGTAATACATCAATTGTTCTTCTGTCTCATATGTATATCCATATTCAGCCATATCTTTTGCACCAGCAATGTTTCGAGCAAACCATGGTGTATGATTCATCATGGCTTCAAGCAAAACAAGACCGAAACCCTCTTCATATGAGTTCATGATGTATGCTTTTGCATTGTTAATAGCAATCATCACATCTGGTTTTGATTTACCAAAAAAGACTTTAACACGGTCTGTTTCTTTTGGCATAGGACCTTCACCGTATCCATAGAGATGAAGTTCATTCTTTATGTTTGAACGTTCCCATGCTTCTGCTAAAGGAATCATAGCTTTGTGTGAATAGAAACCGCCCGCAGAAACATAAAATGTTTTATCATATGGTAATGCAGGAACAATTGTGCTATCGGGAACAATACCATGACGAACACGACGAGCCTTAGAAAGATAACCATGCTTCTTGATATGTTCAATGTCCATAGAAGTCGAATATGCAATGAAACGATGATGCTTCATTCCATTCAAACAAATATCAGACTCACTAGGTTTGATGAGCATATAGACGACAGGAGACTTTAAATTAAACGCATTGTAGTGAACGATATTCTGTGAAATAACATCACCACCATGAACGATAATCAAATCCCAATTTTGTGCGAGTATGTTATAATCATTAGTGACTTTTACGCCGTTCTGGTCACCCTTATGTTCATGTGCAAGAACTGTTACATCATGCCCGCGAGCAAGACTTTCCTCTGCCATATCACGAACGTAGTATTCAGAGCCGCCAGGAAACGGCACGTAGCGATGTACCACATAAAGAAGTTTAGACATTTAGCCCTCATAAACGAAAGTGTCGAACCAATTAAGAAATGAATTGAGATTGGTCCATTCATTGGGTATGTTATTATTGAATGCAGGTCGTGTCAGCATGTCAAGATAAGCATTCTTGTTTTTAGCAAGCTCTCTCATGTATGTTAACAACTCAGAGAAGTTTCTAAATTGTGACGCATCAATGAACGATTCAGGATTAAAATCTCTTGCTACTGTAGAAGAACCCCAATAAACAGGAATCGTATTTGCATAATAACTGTCAAGCAACTTCTCAGTTACATAGCCGGGATATGAACCATTTTCAAATGCAATACCAAACTTACTTCCGTTGAAGAAATCTATCTTCAATTTTCTGTCACGAGGTATGACTCGACCCATAGTGTTTAAATGTGGTCCGCCACTATCAACAGAATTTTCTTGTATTAAAAATTCTACAAACTTTGTTCTCGGCGCACAATTTGGATTACTCTGAACATATGAACAGAATCTATTTTTAGAATCCCATTCTCTTTCAGCATCGATTCTTTTATTCGCAAGATAATGAAAGTCTTTTGTCAATTCTGGTGTATCTTGTGTTATTGCCCACATCTCAAGAACATAGAGAGGTAAACGATAATGTTTTGAACTATTTTCATGGTCAAACGTTATTGCATGGTCATATGTGTGATATATGGGTCGAACATTCTCACCAGTAAAGAAAATCTTCTTTGCTTTCTTGTAGCGATAATGTGTTTCGCCAAAGTTTGAATCTCCAAATATGAGATAGTCAGGATTCTCATCATCTCTGACCACATCATATTTTCTACTCAGAACGTCAGTGAAAAACTTCTTCGCATTATCATATGTATCAGCAAAGCCAAGTTTTAACTTCTTCATACTTTATACCAGAACGAAATGCTAGGACCAATCAACTGAATAGGAATACGAACTTTCTTTTCATCTCTGAATCTCTTAAGCCCTTCTCTGACCATATTGAGATTAGTATCATGAACCGCAAAGATTCCACCAACTTTTAGTTTAGGATAATAGTTGTCACAATCTTTTTTAACTTGTTCTGCACTATGGTTACCATCAATAAAGATGAAGTCCATGCTGTTATCTTCAAACATTGAGACTGCATCATCAGATGATTTTTTTACAAGTTCTGCTCTACTACCAAACTCAGAAAGATTTGTTTTAGCAATCTCTTCAAATTTTTCTTGATACTTCTGTTCGATGACACCAACCCAGTCCATATATTCTTTGAACGGATCGATTGTGTATAGTTTGTTTAACTTCGAACATTTCTCAAGAAGAAGATAAGAACCTTCGCCACGACCAGTTCCAATTTCAATGCCTTTCAAATCTTCACTTCTGATTCGATTGATGTAAGGCACTAAACCTTTCGTTGTTGTGTATTCAAGTGGCCATCCAACTTCTTGAGCGACCTGTTTAACTGTCATAAAATCTTCGTCATTATAAATGATTGCCATATCACCCTCTATGTTTCTTGTCGATTATTGATGCCCATTGATTGACTCTATCGTATTGATGAAGTATTGCATATGGTTCGCCGAAACCATTTACGACAACATCGCCATTAAGCACAGGGTCATTACCAATCATATTCTTTTCAAAGCTATTTAGTGATGATGGATTACGCATGTACTCTTCACCGATAGCACCTTTACCACAAAGAATTGCTGGCATAGTTGTACCAGCATGAACTACCCAACTTTCATCGGTTGTGCAGAACTTTGTTATGCTCTTATATGGTTCAAGCGAAAGCAAAATGTTCAACGCAGCCTGGTCTGGACCACCGCCACCTGGAATCTCTGGTGAAGAACCTCTACACAACATAAAGATGTTTAGAAACAAATCAATGACTGCTTGTTTCTCACCTGCAATAACACCAGCACAGTTGATAGCATTCTCTTTGATTGTCTCATACAACATTGGACCAAAACTCAACATAAGATTGTTTTTGCCCCAAGGTTCGTCCTTGTATCTAAAGTTCTCTGAACCGACGACAATCTTATGTTTTACGGTATACATGTTTCTCTTTAACCACTCACTAGGATTGGTCTGAAAGACAACATCTCTCACATCTGTCCAAATAACATTATCAATCTTATCTTCGATTTTTGATATGAAATACCATGCATGAATGAATCTTTCAACCATGATACTAAAGTCTGTTTTGTATGAGAAGTTGCCTTCCGAATCTTTGTTGAATCCAAATAGTGTGAAGTCTTTATCAATTAGCTTCTTGGCTACATCAGCTTCCATATCATATACGATTAAAGCCTTCTTGCCTGTAAAGCCAGACTTCTCAATTGAGTTGACCCATGGTTCAATCTTATCATATGAGTATTTCGTTACTGCACCAATAATCAAATCAGTCATTTGGTTTTGCCTTTGTATAAAAATCATCCCATCTTGAGAACTCGGTAAACTTTCTGTGATATCCGTTTCGAGTTAACAAGTCATATAGTTTCTGACGATATTCTGTATTGTAGTTATGTTCTACAGTGATGTTATAGATTTCGTATGGATTATCCTTAACATCAAAGAAAGTTTTCAGAATATCATATTCACTTCCTTCTGTATCGATGGAAAGATAATCAACGAAGAATGGTGACTGATAATCCTTTAGCAAATCAAAGAGAGTTGTTGTTTCAACAAAGATTTCTTTTCCATTCTTTCTCTTTTCAGCATGTTCATCATCGTTACCGAAACCGCTGATTGTTGAAAGGTCAGCTTCTTCTGCAATAATAAAGCCGATATAATCACCGCTCTTATCAAAGACACACTTTTTTGATATGATAGTATTGGGTCTATTCTTTTCTAAATCTCCATGACATGCAGGATTAGGTTCTGATAGAATACCTGTCCAACCATAATTCTTTTCTAGTAGAAGTGTATTGCTTCCATCTTTACCGTTTGTTGCACCGAACTCAACAAAGTATCCGCCAACACGATAACCGCTTTCAAATAAAGCCCATACGTCCTGAAAGTTTTGAGAGTTTGTTTCTTTGAGATTTTGGAGACATGCACCAATGAATCTGATACCTTCACTATCTTTTAGTGATTTATATTCTGGAACATCTCTGATAAGATATGCAATTTTTGTTAAGTCTACTTCACTCATTGTTTAATCCATGGAAATTGGTTGTTGTAATGTTTCTTTTGCAGTTCATTGCCTTGTATGAAAAATTCTTCTGTTACCGAGTTGTTGTTGCCTTCTAATCGATAGCAAAGTGTATGCTTACCGTTTGTATCATACTTCGCATTATCTTTAACAGAATAGAAGTAACGACGGTCACCGCCCCAACCAGAATGCCAGAGATGTGATGTCTGAACCAAGAAATCTGTTCTGAAGGCAAACGATGATGTATCGATTAGATACTGAGGATCATTGTGTGTGAAATAGATAGGCCATTTACCAAGACTTTCACAATTGTCATAACACAAGAATTGTTTTTGAGGTGTATAGATTTTACGGAGAGAATAGGCAAAATTATTACCTTGCTCTAGTGTCTCAACAAGTGTTTCAATATGATTTGGTGCATACCAGTTATCTTCATCAAGAAAGAAGATATAATCGGAATTGATTAGGTGTGGATATGCGGCATAGATGCGATGCCCATAGAAGCCATTCGCACCAGTATTTTCTGGTGTTACTATAATCTGTCTTTTGCTATTAGATGTTACTTCGCTAGTTCTACCTTCATATTGCGGACCATCAACAACAATAAGATGTTTTATGTTTGAATAGGTTTGATTTTCTACACTACTTACAGCATCCATTAGTTTTTCAGAACCAATAGTTGGTGTAATAATGGTAACTGATTTTTCAATACGAAGTTTCATGTAATCCTCACAAGAACATAATCATACAATTATATATGTTACACCATAAAAGTCAAGAGGGGATTTCTCCCCTCTCGTTATTATTTACAACCTGTGTTGATAAAGACTAGTTCATCATCTGTATATGGCCACATTATCTGTTACCATGTTTTGCAACATAAGGAATATCACCACGGGCGATACCCATATCAGCCAAGTCTCTAT